CTCAAAGGTTTCTACCTCTTTAGGCCAAAGCTTGATACGGACTCCAGTCGTACCATCCTTCTTGGGATAAGTCGAGAGCTTGGCGTTTCCGGTAACTGCGATACGCAGACCCTTCTTTGCCTGAAGCAGCCAACCGAACTCGGAAGATGGGTCAACGGTGACATCAATGTAGTCACGGCTAGTGGTTTCCCACTGACCTGCGTCATTCTTCTGACGGTTGCTGTGGGATACGGTTACTACCGAACCCCAGTCGAATGTCTTGACTTCTTCCACGAAGCCGACAAAAGACAGTTGTAGTGCCATGTAGGTTGTTCCTTTCACTCTATGTGTGCGGGTAGCACGCAGTCTAGGTTGCCACAGATTCTCGTTCCAGGCAACATTTCATCACCTAGATCATCAATCGGCGTTACTAGATTTTCGGCAAATCTTCCGTGCCAGGGTAGGCACTTGAACTCACCGCTTTGAACTGTCACAGCTCTTCTACTACGACAGCTCTGGCAAAGCACTCTGTCATTGCCACGCTTCTTTGTAACCTCCCACGAGAGACCACATCGAACGCAAGTTTCTCGTTCCCACACTGAGTAAGGCTATCAAAAAAGCCGGAGCAGTGTGCATTTATCAAATGGTATTTCGACAAATCGTTCTCTTTGCGTGTAGATCGTATCTTTGACTATTATCCGGCTCTCAGCAAAGGTCTCACCCTCGATTACCAGTCCATACGACCAGTCATCATTCAACATTATGAAGCTGACATTTTCTGGATGCTGGGCGAACTTGAGCTTCCTAGCTGCAAAGTGAATCGTCTTGTAAGGAAACTTACTGCCCTTCCAGTTGTGCTTTACCTCAACCTCAAGCTCAAAAGTGCCACGCTCGTTTTCCACAATCAGGTCAATGCCGTAAGGATCAGGGTTGACATAGACCTTGAAGCCGTGACGAATTGTAAAGTAGTCAATCACAAACTCTTTGGCAGCGTCATCCCTGTCGTAAAGAGATTGGGAAAACGGCTTAGACATCAAGCTTCTTCGTGCAAGGCAGGCAGAGAGCGATGTTCTTGCCGTGCTCACAGAGGGTAGGGCCAGTAGCTTGCTTCTCCAATTCCCGTTGCTCGGCTAAGAACTCAGCAGACCGAGCCAGCTCCTTGTCACGGCGTATGCGTGCTCGCTCATTAGCTTCTGAATCGGCTGATGGGGTTGCAGCGTTCTCCCACGATTCGGCGTTTAGCCAGGATGCAGGGTACTTCGTGAACTCAGGGTTGCGTGCAGGATCATTGCGATAAGCAATTACTCCAGCAAGGATGTCCTCAAACTTAGCTCGCTTTAGTGCAGACCGGAAGGCTCTAAATGCTTTTGCTTTATCTAGCTTTCGAGGATAAGCGTTCCAAAATTCTACGAACAATTCTTCGCTTTGCGCTTTATTAGTTTCTAGTAATGGTTCTATAAGGGTTTGCACGCCACCTGCTGTCACCCCTGCGCTAATTTCTGTCACCCCTGACGGCGCATTTGTCACCCCTGCTGTCACCCCTGGGAGCGTAACCCAGTAGAGGTTCGACTTGTACTGAGTTCGGGTTGGGGCGTTCTGGACTTCGACTTTCAGCTCACCGATTTCCTGCAAATACTGAATGTCACGCTGCACGCTTCGCTCTGAGCTGTTGACCATACGGGCAAGTGTCTGAATCGAAGGCCAAGCCCCAATCTCTCCCTGATGATCTGCGATAGCCAACAGCACTAATCTCGCCCTGCCGTCAGCCCTAGAATGCTCCCAAACGGCGTTCATAACCGCAATGCTCATTTACCGACCACCATTTTGATAGCTCTTGGCAAAGTGACACTGTGCATAGAGCCTTCAGTCATTTGGCTAGAAGCTAAGTTTCCGGTGTAAATGTCACTCACAGTAGGCGTTGGAAACATTGAAATACTTTCCTGAGTCTCTGGCAACGGCACGCCTTCCAGCAACATACGCAAAGCTAACTCAGCCTGCTGAGGCACTACCCCATTGCCACAAGCCTTCAGCTCCTCATTGCGGCTTAGCCCTACATCAGTTATCCAGCCTTCTGGTAAGCCCATCATCCATTCAGTAAAGGCACTGGAGAGTCTGTGGCCCCCATCTTTGCCATCTGGCTTGGTTGGGGCTGGAGCAGGTCTGCCAAGGACTTCTTCCCATCGGCGGATAGCAGGTTCAAACTTGCCCCACTCAGTAATGTGCACTTGATCTTCTATTCGAGCTTTCGGAGCACCCTTCTCTACCTGGCTTGCTGTCGAACCATTAGCAGTAGATGTCCTCGGTGTTCCAAGCAAGACTTCTCCGCTGTGGAAGATAGCTCGCTCAACGGTGTCGGTCTGAACAACTCCATTGCGTTCGTGTGGGGCAGTATCGCCCTTGTAGTCACGGCTCATTGGCGTAGGAATTAGCTCATAGGTCAGACAGGTCTGGCGACCCTGGCTCAAGAACTTCTGAGCAGTGTCGTAATCGTTGGTTGCCTTAGCATCCATCGTTGTTGGGGTAGGCAACGATGAAGATTCGGAATCTGTTATGGGGTGCACCTGCATCGGCAGCTCGTAAACCGACCCATTTACAGCTATACCCGATGTCGGCCAGGTCTCCAACCACGGCTCCGAGTGCCCGCAAAGGAGGTTCACTTGCATCGTCTCCCATACACCACGAGCAGGGTTCCATGTCGCTATGGGCTGTTGCTGAGAGTAGTCCTCTAACATTTTCAATTACCACCAATCTAGGTCTCAAAGTTTCGATTGCTTTGTGGAACTCAGACCATAGTCCTGATCTTGTTCCGTCTTTCATCCCTGCACGCTTGCCAGCTAGGGATAGGTCTTGGCAGGGAAACCCACCAGTGAGAATGTCAACTGGCTCAACCTGAGTCCAGTCAACCTTTGATACATCGTAAAAGTTAGGCACACCTGGAAATCGCTTCTCCAGAATGGCTGAGGGAGCTGACTCCCATTCACAATGCCAAGCAACAGTCGCTCCGGTGACATTTGAGACCGCTAGGTCTAATCCCCCGTAGCCTGAGAATAGGCTGCCTATCTTCACTGCTCTCGTACCTTCATCTTCGTAAAGGCTTCACGAGCGGTGTGATCTCTAGCTCCGCCTACCCAACGCCCAGCGTTGAAGTAAAGCTTCTTCAGGTTCTCCACCTGTGCTCGTTTGTTTTCTTTCGCTTTGTCTATGGCGACTTTATCTATCCCCAAGCTCTCGCTCAGTGATTCGTCACCCTCAATCAGCAAGGCTCGCTCTCGCATAGCCTTGGCTAGTAGCTCCAAGTCCATCTCTCTCCTAAATCAAATGTTGCGGTGGTTCTGTCTCCAGCTTCTCACCCTTTGAGGTCAGAATGTACCAAGTTCTATTCGGCGTGTCAAATACTGCTTCTGAGAAATCTTGCCAAGAGGCGAGTTTGTGACCGAAATCTCGTGCCTGGTTAGCAGTAGCCGAGTCGGATTCCATCATCCCGTTGTAGATAGCGCAAACCATCATCAGGTTGTCGAGGCGATCTAGGAGCTTAGAGCCACCCATTCCTCTGTTTCTCCGGTGATGCGGCACGAGGTCATCGTTCTCTCCACAGTGCCAACACAGCTTGTCCCTTTTCCTTAGCTTGTCCAGCATTGGTTTGGATAGGGCCATCGTATCTCCTTAGATTTTGAGTTCTGCGGAGAGCAGTCTAGCTTGAGTGCCCGTAGCCATCAGAGCCGATTCTAGGGCCTTTATTTTGACCTTGATACGATTCACCTTAGCTCTGGCTACATCACGCTCTAGGCGTGCGTCAGCGGCTTCTAGGCGGGCAAGAGCGTTTCTATCCGCAACACTTCCTTGGTTACGGATGAACGCCTTTGCTTCTATGAGGTCTAACTTATGTTCTAGCTCGGCTAACTCAATTTCACTAGCGTAGAGAGCTTCAGCTCCCTTGCTATTCTCCTGAGTCAGCTCCGCTATTTGCCTGATGATCTCTGATGGATTCACTTAGAGCCTTTACTCGTTGTAGAAATTCGACTTTCCAGAAGTTACTTTCGAGGCGGAGTGACTCTGCCTTTAGCAACCGACCCTCTTGCTCCGCTTCCAGCATCCTCCTCAAACAGTCCTGGTACGCTTCCCTCAATTCCTCCAAGGAGGCCGCCAGCACTTCCGAGTGTGTTCGCACGAGTCTTTATCCTGTCTAAGATTTCAGCATCGGCGTTAGCTGCCTTGGCTTGTGCCCAGAGCATACGCAACGCTTCTACATCGGAAAGCTTATCCGCTTTAGCGAGCCAATCCTCTGTTGCGTGTTGCGCTACACGCTCCACCTTCTGCATCTCCTCACGGGAGGCACGCTTGTTGCCGGACAGCGCCATGTTAGCCAATGCCCTACCAATGCTGCTCGTCTCTGCGTTTTCCAGCGCCGATGTTAGGTTTGCTCCGCCAGTGCCGTCAACTTCAGATGCCAACCCAGTTGCTTTTGGCAACTTGTTAGCCAGCTCACCAGCAGATAGGTAAACAGAGGTCTTGACCACCCAGGTCATCTTCGCTGTGACTTCTGCGTACTCATTGACCCATTCGGTAATGATTCTGCCGTCTGGGTGAATTTCATAAAACTTCTTGATACGAGATTCAACGGTCTCGTAGTCCTCCAAGTTGAAGCGTGCCATTTACTTATCCTCCTCTACTTCTTCTACGACCTTCCAGCCGTCTGACATCCAGAACGCCTGATCCATACCCTCTATGTATAGACGGTGTAGCGACTTGTCATCGTTTAGCACGATGCCCTTGCAGACACCGTTCACGAAAGTCTGACCATTGACAAGAGTTACCCTGTCGCCCAGAAATAACTGCATTAGTTCCCCTTCTTGTGGATTATTAGTGCGGGGCTTCCACCACGCATTTGTCTTGAGGCTACCTTGACAGGTGGCAGGTCGTCAACTGTCACATAAGCGGTTCTTGCATAACCCATAACTTCTAGGGTTGCTGACTTGAACTCGTTTAGTTCGGCTTGAGCCTCGTCAAGCCTGCGCTGAGCGTTCCACAGGCTGATGCCTAGTTCGCCTAACTCAACATCTCTATCCTCAATTTGAGGGTTCATCCGGCGCACAGCCTGGTAGGTGCTGTCGCTACCATCCCACTCTGGTCGCTGGTCGTTCTTTAGCTGTTGCCAGAACCTAAAGGCAGCGTCACGCTGGACTGACTGCTGGAATGAATCAGCGGGGATGTAATACTCCTTGTAGTCCATACCAGCTACGGCGACCACATAGGACTTGTCAATGTTTAGGACATCCATGTAGTGCTGCACCTGCGACACATAGTGCTGTGGGACAGCTTCCCAAGGGTAGCGGGCAGTCTTGATCTCAATGACATACCACTCGCCAGTCTCTTTGTGTCGAGCCAGACCGTCTGGGTTGGCGTGCATAAAGTCAACATCCTTGGAGGCGAATGTGCCACAGGTGTAAATCTCTAGCTCTGGGTGCTCTTCCTCGAAAAGCTTGACGATGGGTTCTTCAAAAGCTTTGCCCAGACGGATTGCCCAGTTCTCCTTGAAGTCGCTGGTAATCTTTCCGGTCTTTTTTGCCCAAAGTGCGTAGGCAGACTCCCAAGGATTGAGCCCCATAATGGTTCCAATCTCGGATCCGCCGATGCCCTTAGTGCGTAGGTCGTGCCACTCAGGGCTGTCAGAAGCAAATGTTCCTAGGTAGTGTGCTCGGAACTGCTTTAGGTCGTTACTGCTCAAATCGTTCATTTTTCTCCTTCTAAGCAATACCCTAGAACATGGGAAGGACATTTTTGAAAGAAGTCAATAAAAAGTACATCGCATTGCAGTCTGCGATTATCCAGGTCGGCAAGAAAGTCGCCTGCGAGGACTACCCCGATGTGTTCTTTCCCGAAGATGTAGGAGCACTAACCGAGGCGGCTAGGGACATGGAAAACATCGCCATTCGCTTATGCCGCCAATGTCCGGTGCAAAAGCTTTGTCTTGATTACGCCATTACTGCTCGTGAGCCATACGGCATCTGGGGTGGTACTAAGTCATCTGAGAGATAAGAGAGAGACCCCCGCCGAGGGGGTCAGCGGGGGTCTACAGAGAGAGAGGAAAGAGAACAAGGAGCAAACTTTCCACTTATCACTATACACGATTGCAAGTGCTCGTCAAGCTGATTTGACAAATTCTTTTTCTTAGCCCTATCGTGTCACTTATGAAACCAGATCAAGCGTTCACACAACTAGCCGAAGCCATCCGCAAGCACGGAGCTCCTGTATGTCAGGAGGTTGACGGAGAGCTATGGTTCCCAGACATTGGAGGCAGAAGTGGCGATGTGCTTTTGGCTAAGAAGTTCTGCAAAGAATGTCCGGTAAAGAGCGAGTGCTTGCAATTTGCCTTGGTCAACAGTGAGCAGTATGGCATCTGGGGAGGGCTAACCCTCAAGGAACGGCAAAAGTTAAAGGCTAAGGGTAAGGCTACTTTACGCCGTCAGTAGCGTTTGGGTCGTATAGATCATCGTCACCGTCATAGACGACATCATCGAAATCGAAGTTGCCATCCTGAGTTACCTTTAGGGCATCCTCGACAGCTTCAGAATCCGTTTTAGCTACAGCAGCACGGTAAGCGTTCTGAATGTCTGACAGTTCTAGTGTGCCCTTCCAGGCGACAGCTACACCGACAGTGGTAAGCACAACGGCAAAAGCCGAAGCAACACCGATGATGGAACCCATTACCCAGTCACCAGCGACAGCACCGATGGCAGTGCCTCCGAAGAAGGTGGCAAGCGTCAGGCCGATAGACCTGACAATGATCTGCTTTACTACTTCTTTCACTTGTTATCCTTTATGAATTGAATTGGGTCAATTTTTACATTTGTAGGCCCGAAACATCCCTTGACCTCTTTGCTTACGGTCAGGTGTAGGTGAGCACCGCTACTGGCTGAGCCTGTGTTGCCCACAAAGCCGATTGTGTCACCCTCTTGAACCTTTGTGCCTACCTCAAGACCCTCAGCCTTTAGGTGGCAATAGCCGACATACCAAAGCTTCTTCTGCTTGTCCATTACTCGAATCACAGATACATTCCCTAGCACCTGGGAGAACTGCTGTAGGACTACAGTGCCGTTGGCAATAGATGGGATTGGAGTGCCTTCTGGCTTGGCCCAGTCCACGCCGGAGTGTGGTTGCATCCCGTTCTTCTTACGAAACTCGGAGAGTGTGCCAAAGCGACCAGTTATGAACTTAGGCTCAAATGGAAATCGCATAGGTCTATTCTACTTCTCGGTCATACCTGAGCGGGAAGGTCAGAACCCAGACCGTGAGTGTGCCAAGGATAAGCCAACCTGTCAGGACACGAGCACTGCCCTCAAGCACAATGTAACCGATTGCCAAGGCAACAAGTGTCCACGCCTGATCTAGTAGGTCTTTGAGTAATGCCTTTAGAAATTTCATTTTATTTTCCTTGCTGATACCGCTGCTGCTGATGCTGTTGTTGCCACTTGCGAAACAATGATTGTCGAAATCACTACATCTTGAGCTTCTTCACGCTGTTCCGGTGTCATGTCCAAACCTGCTGATTGAAAAGCCTCGACTAATTCTCCCACAGCCTCGACTGCTACTCCGATTGCTTCCGAGACCGCTGCTTCGATTGCGCTTGATACCGACTCTGATTGAGTTTCTTCTGCGACTTCAGGAGTTTCCGTGGCAGGGCTAGACGGTGTTTCACTTGGCTCCTCTATAGACTGAATAGGTGAAGGAAAGATTGTTTGCAACGGTTGTGCTTCTGGGCTTGTGGATGGCAGGGCTGGTGGCACTATTGGCTCTGCTGATTGGGTTGGTGATTCGTCTACGATTGTGGGCGATTCTGTTGGTTCTGGTTCTGGCGATTCTGTCGGGGAACTTGCCGTTGGCTCTGGTGATGGTACTGGTTCTGGGCTCGGTTGTGGCTGGACAGGTTCGGGGCTAGGTGCGGGTTCTGGAGTTGGTTGCGGTATTGGCGCTGGCTCTGGGCTTACCGTTATGGATAGCGTTGGCGACTCGGTAGTTGGAATCAGAATAGCGGGGGAATACTGCACGCTAACAACTAGCTTTTTATACCACCCAGGACAAGGATCACCAAAGGACTCGTTAGTTGCTGGGATAGTGCCAGACGAACTACCTATCAAGGCAGCACCGACTACATCTGAGACATCTAAACCGCAATCCGTCTCGTATGCGACATAGCGAGCCACCACTCCTGAGAACACTTGACCGCTTGGAGCTTCCGCTGTTAGAACACCCCCCTCGTCTACCGAATAATCCCAAAGAATAGGGCTGACGCTTACTGATTCGCTGACTGTCACTGAAACGGTAGGTGACTCAGTAGCAGGTTCAACTGCAGGTATTAGAGGTTCACTTGTGACCGTCATTATCGGGCCATAGAAGCCTGCCCAGTAGCCGTTATCTATGCCTTCAAGCTTCAGCGTTTGAGTGCCAACGATTTCAAAGCTGTAAGTGACTGGCCCGTGCTTCTCTCGCTTCTCAATAACCTGGTCGCCCAAGGTGATGCGATAGGTGTCAATAACCTCGCCGTTGCCACCAATCTTGTTCGTGATGTCGTTAGTGACGACTACATTTACGGTTTGATCTGTGAATGTAAGTTCTCGACTTGTCCAGTAATAAGTGAACTGAATTGTCTCTGCTTGAGCTGGCGATGCAAAAAAAAGCGGGACAAATGCAAGCCCCAGAACTAACAGAGAGTTAGTTAGCTTGCTCATTACAGGGCATTGTAGATAGCCGAAGCGACTGCACCGACAACTGCCGAAGCACCGGACAAAATCCACATACGGCGTTCAAGTGCCCGTAGACGAACTTCGTGATCTTTCATGTTGCGCTCTACCCAGTCAATGTGAGTAGGAATTTTCTCGTTGAGACGCTCAACCTGCTTGATTAGCTCGATAGCCCAGGCTGGGATTTGCTCGTCATTCATACACTCGTGCCTCTCGGTTTGAATGTAGGTTGTAACTGCTCTAGTTTACTGGTCAATGACGATTGGAGGTGCGATAAAAGCGTCTAGCTCTTCATCGTAGTAAAAGCCGATACCAGCATAGGTCTGACGGATAGAACCGTTGTAGCTGGTTCGCTTGCACACCTGTCCACGGAACTCGCCATACCAAGTCTCAGGGTCTTTGCCCTCGATTAGCTCGGTCTCGTCAATACCGACAATGACCTCAGTGACGATGTTGTTGTCATCTAAAAATGCGTAATGTGCCATAGTTTTCTCCTACAAGAATGATACTTCGCCTGTGCCTGCTGTGATAGTAGTGACATTATTGCCGCCTACTGTTGAAGTCGTTGCTGTCAAACCTGCACCCACAGTAATTGTCTTGCTAGATGGGTAACGCAGAATAATAACGCCTGAGCCACCGCTTGCACCACTCTGACTAGACGCACCACCACCACCACCACCGCCAGTGTTGACGGTTCCAGCTATAGCCCCAATCATTTCATAGGCTCTAGCACCACCGCCACCGCCACCCGTGCCACCAGGATAAAATCCGCCTTCAGCTCCAGTTCCCGCTCCACCGCCACCTGCACGAAAAACTGACGATCCTGTAATAGATGACGATACACCCGTAGCTCCATTGCCAGCCCCAGCAGCAGCACCCGCACCACCACCACCACCGACTGCTCCAGAGCTTGTTCCGCCAGCGTAGCCCTGTCCCGTAGTTCCTGCCCCGCCTAAGCCGTCTGGTTGAGTTCCAGTCTCGACATCAACCCAGCGAGCACCACCTCCACCAGATCCACCAGCACCACCATCACGAGCAGTCGCACCATTACCACCAGCTAAAGATGTAACAGTAGCGAAAGAAGAGTTAGATCCCGCAGCGCCTACGGTCACGCTGTAGCGTCTGCCTCGAAGTAGGCTTAGTGCCGACTCAGCCGATGCTCCACCACCAGAAGTCCCAGCAGAAGTGCGATAACCTCCCGCACCACCGCCACCTGCCCAACCTGGCCCACCAGGATTGCCACCAGCCCCACCGCCTGCGATAACTAAGAAGTCAACATTGACATAGTTACGAGCAGTGTCGCCCGAAGCGGAAAGTATGCCCAAACCAATCGGAGCCATTATGCCCAGCTCACATTTCCAGTGCCAGCAGTAATCACAGTTACTTTATTTAGTCCTACGGTAGATGTAGTTCCAGTTAGACCTGCACCAATAGTAATTGTGTATTGTGAGGCATACTTCAAAATAACTACGCCAGATCCGCCATTTGCTCCAGCATAAGTAGTTGATCCTCCTGCTAGTGCGGATGTTCCGCCACCACCACCACCACCGCCAGTGTTCGCAGTTCCAAGAGTTCCAGCAGCTCCAATACCACCAGCACCACCACCTTCAGTAGCAGTTCCACCGCCATAAGTTGCAGGAGCACCACCACCACCACCGCCAGCACGACCCACAGCAGTTCCGGTAACAGTTGATGTTATGCCAGTGCCACCAACTCCTGACCAATAACCGCCATTTGTAGGCACTCCGCCAGCGGATCCTGCTCCGCCACCACCGCAAGCTGGGTAGTAATTAGATCCAGTGGCTCCAGAATTTAGTCCCCCACGGCATCCCTGCTGGCTTATACCATTACCCGAAATGACATAGACCGTGGTAGCTCCACCAAAAGTGCCTCCACCAGATCCTCCAACGACTTCTTGAGAGGCAGGAATAGCCTGCTGACCAGCACCACCGCCAACCGCAGTAATGTTGTTGAAAACTGACTCCGATGCCCTAGTTGTCGCTCCACCAGCGCCGCCAGCACCAACGGTTACAGTGTAATTAGTGCCAGTAATAAGAGTAGATGCAGTTTCAGCAGGAGCAAGAGCACCAGAGTATTCGCCTACTATTGAAGAGCGGTATCCGCCAGCTCCACCACCAGTGCCAGTGTAATAAGTTCCATACAAAGAACGGGAAGTGCCGCCACCGCCACCGCCACCGATGACGATGTATTGAATACCTATAACTGGGCCTTCATTACCAGCAAGGGCAGAAGTGTATTGAGAAGGAGCCTTTAGGCCAGACCTTGCTATGCTTTTAACTGTCACGAAAAGCCTCCTAGGCTATTTCAGAGCCAAAAATGTTGAAACTCAAGTTTGCAGTCGAAGCATAAACGGTCACAACATCCGCTGCATCCATGGTAATTCCCAGGGTGAGGGTTGTTGAGTCGCCACCAGCCACATTGACATCGTAAGCAAGGTAGTGCTGGTTAGCCAAGGTCGCACCGTTAGGCCTAACAGCAATACGGTAGCTTGCAGCAGTAGTGGCTCGGTTTGCAACCACAATGCTTGAAACGATAGTAGCCGTGGCACTAGGCACGGTGTAAATGTCGGTTGCAGTGGTAGCACTTGGAGCTGATTGAGCTAGGACTTTGTATGTGGTTGGCATTTATGCTCCCATGAGTAGGAATGGACTTATGACATCGGTACTTGCTATTTTACCGTCTAGCTGAGTTTGGATAGCGGAAGTAACGCCGTCTAGGTAGCTGATTTCAGTTGAACTGACTGATCCGATACTTGTAGTAGCCGGAAGAACAGCCGTGCCAGTGATGTTAGGCGAGGCTAGGACTGCCGAACCGACAGCAGCGTAGTTCACATTTAGCGTCACATCGCCAGAGGTTCCGCCACCCGACAAGCCAGTGCCAGCAGTTACGGCAGAGATGTCTCCGACTGAAGATACATTCGCCCAGACCGAGCCTGTGTAGTATTGCAAAACCGATGAATCAGTTAGGTAGCTGACCATTCCAGCACTTACGGCAGTTCCCAGGGCAGAGCCACGAGCAGCAGTGCCAGCATAAACCTGGACTACTTGGTCTTGAATGTAGTTTTGAAAGTCGTCAGCGTCAACAACCTCATTTACCGCCCAAGATTTCCAACCGGACATTATTCTCCTAGATCGCTAATACATTGCCAATAATGCGATACGCATTAGAACCAACAGAAATAATAGTTGCTGCCGAGTATTGCTCAAGCAAGAAATTTGAGGAGACTGTTCCCGCACCTGCAAAGGTAACGCCAGAGCCAGCAGAAATCTTTACGCCAGCAGCTCCATCTGCAAGGATGTCTACACGCTGTCCAGCCGTCAATGCTGTCGCAGTGCCTACGGTTGCAGTAACGGTTCCAGCTGCAGTGAAGCGTAGCACCGTGCCTTGGTCGGCAGTTACAACTGAATAAGAAGTTGATGCAGAAGAAGTAAGAGTGTTGGTGACATTGGTAGCGTTGATGGTTCCGCTAGTGATGTTGCCCGTAACCTGCGACCCTACGACAGTGCCACCTACGCTGTTTGCAGAAACCCAAGACAGACCGTTGTAGACCTCTACGACAGTGCCATCAGCACGGTATGTGTGCATACCAGCGGTGGGCCCTGGAATACCAGATGTGCGAGAAGCAGCAGAAGCGAAGTACATAACGGCTTGATCCATCAGATAGCCGTTGACTTCGGAAGCCGCTAGAACATCTCCAGCATCCCAAGATTTGTAGCCTGAGCCAGCCATTATTCTCCTAGAAGCTCAAAGTATTTCCTGCGGATAGTCTACCAAACGCAGGGTGAGAGAGAGTCCAGAATCCGTAGTCAATAGTCGAGAAGCCTAGCGACATAACATGGCCTCGTGGAGTAATGTCGTGGCTGATGCGGATTACCTCAGCGTATTTGCTGATGCTTGGTGGAATTTGATTGGGCGTAAAGACAATCTGCACGATGTCTCCCAGCTCCATTGCTAAGAGTTCATTCTGCACTGCAGGCTCGAACTTATCTAAGATAAGGTCTAGGGAATCAAAGCGATACTCAGGAACCGAATAATTGTTTGCCGTTAGCAGTGCAATGTTGGCTAGGTCAGTTGAGCTAGACATTAGTAGTCCGTCAGCCGAATAATTCAAAATGCCATACTGAGAGATTGAGTTTGCATCTTCAACTGTCGCAGTAACATTGTTGACATTTGACAGCACAATCTGGTTATAGAGCAACTCAGACCCGTAAACTACTTTGATGTTTTGGTAGGTAACGCCCTCACCAGTGTCAGTAAAGGTAATTACATTGCCTGGAGCCTGTGGATGCCTGTCATAAAAAGTTACTTTATTGTCCCTAGACATAAATAGCTGTCCAGGCTCAGAAGATGAAACAGTACGCAAGTATTCAATGGATGATGTGCCTTCAGCAATAACATCTGCTCCAAGTGCAGTTTGACCTAGATCAATGGCTCGGTCTGCTGAGGGCCAGTTGACATCAGTGCTGGAGAGAATGTATTGGATACGCTCTCCGGTAGTTTGCGCTGTTGCTGTGCCAGCGGTAAGCGTTCTACGCTGAAGGTCAGAGAAGCCATCGCTACAGGCGATAGATGCCTCTGAGGAACCGAATGGCACATACTCTAGGTTCCAGTCATCAATCGTGCCGTAGAACAGATACTCGTCACTTGACGAAATACGCACAGCTCGCTTAGGAATAATCTGACCGAAATAAGGTGAATTTATGTATTCAGGATCGAAGGTTCTGTCATCGTTGTTGAACACCACATTGGCAAGCCCTGGGTCGTACTGATCTAGCTGGCGGTTCTTACCACGCCTAATGCTGATTGCTTTTACCTTGTCAGTTACATCGTAATAAATCGAACCAGACAACTTGTATGTAGGGCTGTCCAAAACACCCTTAGTTGGGTCATCAAGAGTAAATACAGGAGCGTTAGCTCCCTCAAGCTCAAATCCGATTTCTACTTTTGGGATTGGTAGGCTCACGCAATCACCCTACTCGAAAGAACTGACCCACCCTTGTTTGCGTAGTCATTGATAACATTTGCAATCGTTTGACCAACCATAGCGTTTGACTGTGTGGCATCGGTGCTGACATTGATAACAATGTTGGTCGTTGCCCCAGCAGCAGCCGCTCGCTGTGCAAGCTCGGTGCTTGTAAGTCCTGACTCGATTCCAGTTAAGTCAACCTGCTTACCCGCCTGCACCATGTTGAATAGCTCTTGGTATAGATCACGCTTTAGGACTGCACCAGCCCACTTGTCAGCGTCAACTGAGGCAACATTCTTAATGTAAGCGTTTGCCTTGTTGATGAGCTTGGTAAGTGTCGTTAGTGCCTCTTGGTCAAGTGCCAATGGTGGAACTGTAAGGTCATTTTGAGCTGCCGTGGCAGCAGCGTTAGCGGCGGTCTCTGA